ATATTGGAATCAAACCACTTTGTGTGCCAATTTTTACTGAGGCAAGTTTTATGCCGCCAACTTCTACGAGTTTTGTGTTGACGATTTTAAGTTTTGTGCCTCCCTTGTATGTGGTTTTACTGCCCACAAGTTTTGAACCTTTTTTTGTGAACATGGGCGTTTCGGCACCTTTCTCTATCTCATATTCGATTTCGTGAAATCGTTTGTTCTCGACAACATACTTGATGAATGATATTCTTCCGTCAGTTGCTTTTTGTGCTAGATTTGCCATAAGATGTGGATCCAATAAACCTTGAATTATTTATTTGGACTAGGAGTTTTGTTCCACACAAATTCAAAAATGGAAGAGAATCAAACGTAAAAACTAATTGTAGACAATGGACTTCTTATATTGTATGCTTATAGAACAGCATAAATTCTGGATGTCTTTTCTTTTTGTATATGATTACACGACCACTTCTTGCAGCAACGTTAGAAGATGTAAACACGCTGCGATTCCCTGTTCTTGCAACTCCTAAACTTGACGGCATCCGTGTTCTTAAAGTAGATGGTAAAGCTGTCACACGAAAATTCAAGCCAGTGCCCAACACATACATCCGAGAAATGTTAGAGAAGTATTTGCCAGACGGTGTTGATGGTGAAGTTATGACACCCGGCACGTTTAATGACATTCAATCAAAAGTCATGTCATTCGATGGTGAACCTCAGTTTTCATTCTATATGTTTGACTATGTGAAAGATGATTTGGGCAAGCCATACAGCGAGCGAGTTTCTGATATGCACAACGCAATCAAGACGAAACCGACATTTGAAGTCATCGCATTAAAGCCCGTAAAGATTCATTCAGTTGAAGAGTTGTTAGCGTTTGAGAAAGAGTGTCTGCGGCAGGGTTATGAAGGTGTCATGATTCGACAACCTGATAGCAAGTATAAGTGTGGTCGTTCTACACCGAAAGAACAGATACTCATGAAGCTCAAACGATTTTTAGATGCAGAAGCAATCGTCGTTGGGTTTGAAGAAAAGATGCACAACGACAACATACAAGAGAAAGACGAGTTTGGACTCTCAAAAAGATCACACAAAAAAGATGGTCTTGTTCCAGCAAACACTCTCGGCGCACTCATTGTTGAAGATCAAAAAACGAAAGTGCGATTTGGAATAGGTAGCGGGTTTGATGATGCTCTCAAGAAAGAGATTTGGGACAATCGTGACTCGTACATTAATAAATTAGTGAAGTATAAATATCAATCCGTGGGTGCCAAAGATGCTCCACGATTTCCCGTATTTTTAGGCTTCCGAAGCAAGTTAGACACATGACTAGAAAGATACCTTTTTCTAAGTTGGAGAAGACTTGTTCTGCTCATCCTAGCAGATGGCAGTATTTGTACTCTGATGGTGTTGCGTGTGTCATTGTGTATGACTTGGATGATATTCGTGTTTACATTAGCCAAACTCCAGTTTCTAATATAATTGATTGCATCCAGGAAGACAATTTAGTATTATCAATAGACGATCTGTTGCATGAGCCCGATTGTGATCACATCAACAATGATGTGTTGTATGAAGTTCTTGCACGATTTAATCTTTTGGAGACAGAATGAAGATAAATTTTGCAAGCCTAGTTCGTACTCATTTAGGATTTCCCTCCGAATGGGAAGGTAAAACAACTGATGGTAAAGCAGTCAAGCTGTCATATCGCTGCGGCAGAACAAAAGTGATTGTTGAAGACATGATTGTTGCGACACTTTCAATTGATCAATTCGACATTGGCGGCTACATGGACGATCACGTTTTACAGAAACTATTAAAAGATAATGGGTATACAGAATGACATTACAAGTGCACACACAAACAACATTTTCTCAAGCAATTGAGAAGATGGTAAGAGAGAGCAAAGTTACATATTTTGAAGCAGTATGTGACTACATGGCAGCAAACAATATTGAGCCTGAATCAGTGCCTCGTTTGTTAAATCTTAGCATCAAGCAAAAAATTGAAGCTGAAGCTACAGATCTCAATATGCTGAATCGAGGAAACAAGCCAGCCAAACTATTACTATAATATGAATGCATATGATGCGTACAAACGCTACGTTGCATTGAAATTACACTTTCAGCAAAAAGACTACGATTACTTTAAGTTTTCTGGTAGTGCAAAAGTTTCTCGTGAAAAATTTGAAACACGAAACGACAAGTATTTCTTTCAACGCATAGCAAAGTTGTATGATGCAAAGCAACTTGAGCAACTTCTTGTCGCAAACTTTATTGTGAACAAAGGTGCATGGATTGGTGAAGTGCTTTCCGATGATGGTAGAAAGCGCCACATTGAATATAAAAAAACAATTCAAGCTCTTGAGTATAACTTTCAAGAAGATATGAACACAGTCAAACAGATGATTGATGTTGGTGATTTGCCATCTTTTGATTCCATTTTTAATATTGAACAAGGTGATGAATGGCCAGAGTTAATTACACTGACTCTTCATAAAACGATTCGTGTTGAATCATTCATCATCATGAACAAAATTCTTAACTTCTTGCCAAAGATGAATGATCGTATTGAAGATTCAATTGTGTGGCCAGAGATGTACCAACTTTGTAGAAAGTATTCTCCATTCCTTAATGTGGATGTAAAGCGTTATCGCGCAATCATGAAAAATATTTTCTTGCAGAAAAAACTTGAACAAGATGTATAAATCAAGTATATTGTCAAGTACACTACTGAGTAGTGAACTATCTATTATTGGAGAAGAATATGTCATTTGCAGACCTTAAAAAGAATCAAGGCTTAGCTGGTGCTAAGAAGCTACAAGATGCGCTCGAAAATCTCAACAAGAAATCTGAATCAGGGTCATCTGGTGATGATCGTTTCTGGAAGCTCGCTGTGGATAAGTCTGGTGTTGGCGCAGCAGTGATTCGTTTCTTGCCTGAAGCTGACGGTGATACACTTCCGTGGGTACTCTTGTATGAACATGCATTCAAGGGTCCAGGTGGCTGGTACATCGAGAAGTCTCGCACAACTCTCGGCAAGGGTGTTACTGATCCAGTGTTTGAGTACAACAATCAGCTCTGGAACTCTGGCATCGATGCAAACAAAGAGCTTGCTCGTAAGCAGAAGAGAACGCCGAAGTATGTGTCGAACATTCTTGTTGTAAAAGACCCTGCTAATCCTGAGAATGAGGGTAAAGTATTCTTGTTCAAGTATGGTAAGAAGCTCTTTCAGAAGATTCAAGAAGCTATGATTCCTGAGCCAGATCCAGTTGATCAGAAAGATCCTGTCAACCCATTCTGTCCTTGGAAAGGTGCAAACTTTAAGCTCAAGTGTCGTAAAGTTGATGGGTACCCAAATTACGATCAATCTGATTTTGGATCATCGGATCCTTTGTTTGGTGGCGATGATAAGAAGATTGAAACTCTTTGGCGCAGTGAACATAAGTTGACTGAGTTGACTGATCCTTCGCAGTTTAAGTCATATGATGACCTCAAGAAACGTCTTGATCGTGTTCTTGGTCTCAGTGCATCTTCGACTATCGAAAGTGCAACGTCTGCCACATCTAAGAGCACAAAGTCTGCCCTCGCAGAGAGTGCATCTGATATCGGAACGATTGATCGTGAAGATGATATTCCAGCATCATTCGGTGCATCAAGCACCAATGAGGATGATATCTCAGACGATCTTTCTTACCTTCAACAGTTGGCTAATGAAGATTAAGCATTAACGGCTTCAACGTAAGACTTGCGCCTGCTATCAGTGCCTGTATCTGTGTTTGTCTGACCATCACTTGAACTACTCATGTTGATTGTTGGACCTGGACCAGCTACAGGCATTATAGCAGGCGTTTGTGGTGCAGCCATTGCCAGTGCTGTTGACTTAGACCCCTCTGCCACTGTTTGTTGATTTGGTGTCATTTGAGGGTTGTTTTCTTGCAACAATGATCTTTCTTGTTGCATCGATTGTTTCATATCAGAGTCATAGTAGAACTTTTCGCCAGTGTCTGGATCAACTGCATAGTCAACCCCCTGCACACCACCAGATTGATTTTGTGACACCGGAATTATAGGCGCCGTTGGCTTAGCTCCAGCCGCAGATGCTTGTACGATAGGTGCTGTTGGTTTGATTGACTCTGGTGCAATAACATCTCCTTTCGTCTCAGGCATCTTCATGTTTAATACATCTTGCATCTCTTTGTTATATCTGCCTCGACCAGCAGCGGGAGAAACGCCAGACAGGCTATCAGTATATTGTGAGCGAGTTTCATAAAATGATTTTACTTGATCTTCAGCTGACATGCTACTGAAGCCGTCTGAGCCTGCTGCACGACTAAGAATCTTGTTGATGCCGCCGTGTTGAACACTGCCGCTCCATACAGCCTCTTGAACGCGAGGATCGTTTACGTCATAGCCAAGCTCGGCAGCTTTTTTAATAGCAGGGTCATAGTGTGTTTGTTTGATAAACTCGTGTTGTGCTTTACCAAAATTTGGATCAGAGTTTGCAATCTCTTTCCACTTAGCATTAAACTCGGCTGAACCAGGAGACATGCCAGAGAACTGATCGCCATACCCACTTGATGATAGGAATTTTTTAAGTGTGCCAGTCTTTGATGCTAATTGATATGTGCCATACGACGCTCCACCCGGATCGCCGCGGCCGCTTGATACTGCGCCAGCACCAAGAGAGCCAGACTCATACTTCTTAGAGATGCCACCAAGTTCACCAGAATATGCTTCAGGTGCCGGGGAAGATTTACCAAGCATTTTTCCTGTAGCACTAGATGCGGCTTTTTTTTCCAGTGGTGCAATTCTGTTAGAGTCCATGTTTGAAAGACTTTCGCCTTTTTGTG